CTAAATTTATGTTGTCGTGCTTACCGTTTAACTTAGCTGCCGACAGTTCTGCCAAGGCCCCACCTAAACTATGCCCGCAGATTAGGGTGCGTTTTTTGGGGTCTATGTGTTTTTCAACTTCTTTCCAGACTGACTTATGCGCCATGGCAAACCCGCCGTGGCACAGCCTACCCGCGTATGGCACGGGGACTACGAGCGCATCCGTCAGCCAATCCCTCCCCTGCTGTGTGCCTCTGAAAGCTATGATGTCTATGGACTTGCGTTTTGCTACATATACAGTAGTCGATGTCCATTTACTTTCAATTTTGATGGCGTCTTTATTCTTTTCTTTGTAGGCGTTCATTGCCCAACTTACAGCCATATTTAACAAAACGGGGTCGAGTTTCATTTGTCAGCCTTACCTTCTAGGCGCTTAAATATGGCGCCGAGCATTTCTTTAATCTCTCGAATGTCCTCACGATAGTCATCCTTGGCAACATATTTCTCAGGTATCTGCTTCATATCGGCATCGATGCGGTCAAGAAGAACAAAAACGCGGTTGACTAGCCACCCACCGCCGAAACTTACGATTGCCAGAAAGATGTTAAACCCTGTTTGAAATTCAATCATTTTATTACCACATTAATAATCAGCATCGCTGAAACAAAAAGAACTGAAAAAGTGCCTACAATCGCCACAATATCAATCATTGCAGCTCTAGCCTCTGCTTTAGCTTTAGCTTCAGCAATTCTCATATTCCGTATCTTTGTTCTTTCACGAAGCATGTCGTGCCAAAGATTTGCGTTGCCCGTCCAGTAAAATAAATCTTTTAGTTCTTTCTCTAACTGTTGAGCTTTCTTCTTTTGGAGTGTTATCTCAAGAGCCTGACTCTCAACAGACTTACCACCAAACAGTTTTTCTATTTTGCTCGGGTTAGTGGCCTTTTGTTCGAGTACACTGACCTCTTCCCGCGCATCCCAGAACTTACTCAAAGCTCTGGTCATATCGCCTAATTCGCGGCCTTCATTGACCGCTGTCTTCATAAAACGATACGCTGAGGCGCATATCTGTACTGCTGCTACTATCTCTGCCGCCATTAGTAAATCCTTATCCCATCTTGCTTTGGGTCTACTAAAAGCGGCTTACAGTAAGCTGAGATCGGACTAGATGTGCTAGGTGTTGTACGTCTTTGCAGTCTGTTTGCAAAATAATTACAGCGATTTAAGTCGTAAAAGCACATCGCCTGATCACAAGTTTCAGACGCTTGATCACCTCCTATAATCAGAACCAAGACAAACACATGAATCACTTGTCATCCTACCAATCTCCCGACCAGTGCTTAAGCCCTGACTCGGCATAAAACTTACGTTTTTCCTGTTCCCAATCTAACCCCAAGGTGTCGTTACGGTAGACAATCGTATCGTAGGGCGGGTCTTCTCTATACGTCTTAATAAAACCAGAGGTTTTGATTGCTCCTCTAATAGCTTCAAACACTTCTTCGCCGGGGTTCGTGTTTATCATTTCGCCCATTAATGTCTTCGTTATTGCGTGCATATATGTCTGTGGGCCAAGGAAGTAAATACTGCTATGCCCTTCTTGTAACCGCTCTAAATAAAGTTGAGTTGCGTAGCTATAAGCCGGATTCTGCGGTGCTGTCATCATAAAATCATGCGAGAAGTCGTAGTCTCGGCAGATCGGCAACACCCATTTCGTATCCTCATCTACTAGCTCGTCTAACGGCGTATTCACAAACCGGTCTATGTCTACGTACACCCCACCTTCGGTATACAGCTTAATCAGTCGCCATAGGTCGGTCTTTTGTACTACGTGTTTATCGGCAATCAGCTCGTATAGCTTGGGGTCTAATTGCGCTTGTAAGTAGCCGTCTACCTCGTCATCTGTGCTTATCTGCACGTCCCAGTCAGGGTTTAGCTCTACGAGCTTCTTCATGCCTTCCTGAACTAATGGGCTATCGCTGTCTAGTAGGTCCTTAGTCTTCCAAGATAGGTGGACTATTTTAGGAATCATATAGACAGGTCGTCGTTACGCTCAGTGCTGCGGCCCTCTAGCGGCCTGCCCTTAATCGTCGTGTTCATCTTGTCCCCGTCCCACTCGTTGTAGGCATACACACCCATCTGGTGTATCGGGAAGATGTCAGCGCGAATTAATATGTCCAGTGGCGCGCAAATCCCCATTTTAAGCACATGGGCCAGCATGTTTTTAGCTACAGCAGGGTCGATTGCATAGGCGTGGGCACGGCACATAAAGTGGTAGTTTGGCCCTTCACTTGCGTGGGGCGGCGTCGGTAGTACCTGCCATCCCTGTTTTACCTGCTCGTGGCTACCTAAGTAACAAATCGAGTTATACACCAAGTGCTGTTCGTATTTCTGCACCATTATCGAGTCGTGCTCTAGGACAATTAGCGGTTGGTCTTCTATTACGCACTTTGCCCACAGGCTAATGTGGGACAACGCACAGGCTACCTCGCCCCGCGTCATGTAGTGGTCGGTTACCTTTAGACACTCCATAATTGCGTTGTGGTGTGCGGGGGCTTCTATTTCGCCGCCCACGCCATTATAGGCTTCCCAATATTCCCAATCTTGCCCTACTTTGTCACAAGACTCGGCACAATTAGCAGATTTCTTTTCTGAGTCTTCAAGGCCATCGACCCTAATGATGTAGGCTTTGGACGGCTGCATGTTGTATGAGAAGTTTAAATTCAAGGGTTATCCTTTTGTTGTTGCTAAGACATACTTGCCAAAACCAGTACTGACCTTACTCCAGTTGGTTTCCGACCCTATTTGAACAGGAGAGTTTCGATCCGTACGGTCGTTTAACCCTAATTGCCCTCTATTATTATACCCCCACGACCACATAGTGCCGTCTGTTTTAACCGCAGTAGTGTTGCTATCCCCAATGCTAACGGTTTGCCAATCAGTAAGTGCGCCTATTTGGACAGGGGAAGACCTTTTTGCTGTATCACCTAATCCAAGTTGGCTAAAGTTGTTCTGCCCCCAACCCCAAATAGTTCCGTCGGTTTTTATTGCTATGCTAGAAGCATATCCTGCGTCTATGTATGCCCAAGTAGTAAGCGCGCCTATTTGAACGGGGGAAGAATAATTAACAACATTACCTACACCTAATTGCCCAGAGTTGTTAAGCCCCCAAGCCCACAGAGTTCCATTGGTTTGAATTGCAGCGTTATGATAACCTCCGGCGGATATTTCAAGCCACGTAGTTAAAGCGCCTATTTGTACCGGAGAAGATTTTTGTATTGTATTGTTTTGCCCGGTACCTCCATACGAAGCATCCCCCCATGCCCATAAAGTTCCGTCGGTTTTTAACGCCATGGAATTTGTGGCTCCAGAAGAAGGTTTTTGCCAAGTAGTAAGAGAGCCAACTTGGACCGGAGACGATTGCTGTACCACAGTCCCTATACCCAAATAACCGGCAGCATTATTACCCCAAGCCCACAACGTACCGTCGGTTTTAACCGCAGTAGAAAAACCGTTACCCGAATTTACTTTACTCCACGCAGTAAGCGCCCCAACTTGAACGGGAGAAGACCTATCTACAGTGTCGTTTTGGCCTAGTTTACCGTTACTACCCGCTCCCCATGACCACATTGTACCGTCGGTTTTAATAGCTAAAGAAGATTGCCCGACGCTGCCCATGCCCGCAGCTATTTCTGCCCAAGTAGTAAGCGCCCCAACTTGAACGGGAGAAGACCTGTAAACTCCCGTATCACCAATGTTTAAACCTAATACGCCCGTACTGCCTTCACCCCAAGAATACAACTCTTTCGGCAAAACTTTCTTAGGCCACTGCCCTATACCCGCATAGTAGCCCTGCTGCTCCATTGTCCAAACGCCGGGCGCACTGCCGCCCTCACCATCAGTAGGGCCAACGGGTTCAGGTGCTGTGGCGGAGATAATCCCGCCCGGATAACGATCAGACATGGTTTACTCCTTAGAGAGCGTCAACTTCATCGTGAGTCGTAGCAGCGGCGATAGCGGTCATACGCGCTTCAAAGGTATCTTGGGCCGCAGACACTACGGCAGCGTCGTATTGCGTGCTCGGGTACTCGTCCATTTCTTTACGCATTTCATCTTCTACTACGGCTTGATACGTCGCCTTAGCCCCAGTTTCTAACGCACCTTTGCGCTCGTCAACAGTAAGGTCCCGCTTGCTCCAGACAATCTGTGCGGGGTCCGCATCCAAATCAAAGCTGTGCGTAGTGATGATCTCGCGGTTATCAACCAGATCAGGCTTAACTTCAGACGCTGCGCGCCACCCACTTTCTGCGGCCATACGTGAAGCGTCAGGTGCGTAGTCCCAAACTTGCTTCACTTCGCCATTCTTTACTTGTATCCAAAACCCTGTTTGAGTTGGCATTTTCGCCTCCTATACTCTTAAGTTGTTGCTTAATTTTGCGGAAAGGCCCGCTCCAATCACCGTAGGCGTCTTGCCTAAATAACGTCACACTGTTGTACCACTCGGTTTTTGAACCCGGCTTTGCCCATAAGTAGTAGGGCAGAATAGGCACTGCGATCCACGTTTTTACACCCATTGCAGCAGCTAAATGAGCCACAGAAGTGCAGGATGTTACCACGAGGTCGCAGGACGCTATAGCTGCCCGTGTGTCTTCCCAGTGGTCTAACTTCACGTCTTTCACCCACTTAGGCTTGAGCTGAGCACCCTCGTCCCGCTGTAGGCTAATAAATTCGGCATCGGCATCTTTTACCGCGTCAAACAGTAATTCGCTTGGGAACAGGCGGTGCTGCTCGTGCTCAAACTGAGGGTTACCTTGCCATCGCAGGCCAATTCGGAACTTCTTGTTCTCGGGCGGGTAGTTTCTATGGAGCTGCTTACCCGGCTTAGCTATATAAGCAGAACCGTCAACATCGGCGTATTGAAGCTGCAAAGGCAACACCGCAGACATAGCCGGAACCCAGAAGTCATGCACCACGCCAAACGCAGCCTCATGTTGGACCACGGCGCGAACACCCGGCATATCCCTAAACAGCGTAGCCAAGGAACCCGAGCAGGCTACTATCACGTCACAGCCCTTCCTGACCATGTAGCGGATCATACCGGCTGCGTGTATCTGGTCACCCAGACCGCCTTCCATATTGAGTAAAATAGTGCCCTTACTTACCCCATCCCACATCGGTGTGGGTACTTTTGGCGGAGGATTACCGAAGACGCTTTCATGCCGACCACGGAATATTAGCTTGTGCCCGTCTAGCAGGTTGCCACGGCGAATTTCATACCAACCACGGTTAAAGGCGGCTCTATCGTTAAGCGGCTCTCTAAACCCAAGCTCGTCACCGAGCTTAGCCGCTTCGTCCAAGTTACCCATAAGGCCCTGTGACAGCATAATATCAAGCTGATGGACGGGCAGGTTCGAAGTCTGCTCGCCACGCCAAAAACGCGGTTGGACAAAGCTGCGGTACATGTGTTCTAAAGTGTCCTCGGCGGACAGGGTATCGACTTTCTTAAGCTTCTTGCGGACGTTATGCAGGCCCTTTACTTCCCAGACTTCCTCGTCTTTTTCTTGCAGGTTGGAGGCGTCGATGTTGTTCAGATCGTAAGTATGGGGCGTCAGCTCCAAGAACTTTTCAATACCGCGTAGCACTTCTTCGGGCTTGCTTACTAGGTCTTCGTATTCGACGTAGTGAATGCACTCTTGCGAGAAGTTATGGGCACCAAGTAGGGTTTGGTAAGACTGTTTTACGTGGTCCACAAGATCAGAAGTACGCAGGAAGTTAGTTAGGTCGTCAGGCTTTGCCACACGTACCATAGAGGCCACGCAGTCTTCGATATTACGCACAGTAGCAATAATCTTAGGCTTATACCCGAGCACGTTGTACATAGTAGGCATGTTAACTTCAGAGGCCCAACCCCGTGCTTTGTCCAAAATTACCGGCTTGTCTACGTCGGCGTACTTTGTTTCGCAAATGGCTTTTAGTACTCGCTGTATTTCTTTCTCTTGTACCGTGTTGTCCTGCGTACTGGACTTTTGACTAAGAGAATCGGCCCATGCTTTTAACGTACCCACGAGCATATCCAACAAACCCGAAGTAGCTGTGGTGTGCATCTCCGGGTGCTGCTGTAGCAGTGCCGCCAGTACCGTGGAACCGGAGCGGGGTAGACCTGATAGGAAATATATTTTTTTCATTTTATTTTTTAGTGATTAACTTCTGATTGTGGCTAGAACATGGTCACTAGCACCCGAATTAGTTGCTATAACATACCATGATGTAAGCGCACCTACTTGTACGGGAGAGTTTTTAGATACGGTGGTTCCATCACCTAGCTGCCCGCTACCGTTAGTGCCCCAAGTCCAAAGCGTGCCGTCGGTTTTTATTGCACTAGAAGAAGCGGATGTGCCTTCTACTTTAGCCCACGTAGTGAGCGCACCTGCTTGTACCGGAGACGAATAATAGGTTGTGTTACCTAAACCCAACTGCCCCGCATAGTTAGAACCCCAAGACCACAAAGTGCCGTCGGTTTTAGTGACAAGAGAGTGACTGCTCCCCTGACCTGCATAATCCCACGTAGTAAGTGCCCCTACCTGTACTGGAGACGGATAACTAGTGGTGTTTCCTTGTCCTAGTTGACCTTGAGCACCATTCCCCCAAGCATAAAGCTTTCCGTCGGTGGTGGTGGCTAAGCAAAAACTATTTGACGCGCTTAGGCGTGCCCACGTAGTAAGCGCACCTACTTGTACGGGAGAGTTTTTAGATACGGTGGTTCCATCACCTAGTCGCCCGCTTGCGCCATACCCCCAAGTCCACAAAGTACCGTCTGTTTTAATCGCTCCGGCAAAATATTGGCCCGCCGAAACTTGAGACCAGTTAGTAAGCGCTCCTACCTGTACTGGAGAAGATAAACGAACGTCGGAGGTTCCTTGGCCTAATGCCCCTTCGGTGTCGTCTCCCCAAGACCAGAGAGTGCCGTCGGTTTTAATAGCGTAACCAGAACTTTGGCCTGCTCCTACTGTAGCCCATGTAGTGAGCGCACCCACTTGTACCGGAGATGAGTAGCTAGTGGTGTTGCCTTGGCCCAGTCGACCTTGGGCACCCTGCCCCCAAGCGTAAAGCTTTCCGTCGGCGGTGGTGGCTAAGGAAAAATCTGCGCCACTTGAGACTTTTTCCCAAGTTGTTAATGCACCTACTTGCACTGGAGAAGAGAGACTAGTTGTGTCACCTAAGCCTAGTTGCCCATCAGCGTTATTCCCCCAAGAATACAACTCATAATCAAATAGCAGCGGCCACTTACCGGCAGCGATGGCTTGCATTTGCTGAGTTGGGGTCCAAATACCTGAATATTGTTTCCATTGTGGCATGGTGGTGTCCTATGATCCTTGAATAGCCATTGAGCTTCGCCCGACTGCTACCTTTTTCCAAGTTGTATCGCTGCCTATTTGCACAGGAGAGGAGGCGTTGTTGGAGGAGTTGGTTTGACCGTAGGATGATTCCCCCCAAATCCAAAGAGTCCCGTCGGTTTTAATAGCGGCAGAGGTGTGGCTGCCTGTCACCGCAGGGTCGGCTGTTAATTCCGCCCAATCTGTATCACTACCTATCTGCACCGGAGACGATTTATTTATAGCCGTTCCGTCCCCGACAGCACCCAAAGCGTTGTAACCCCACCCCCACAAAGTACCATCAGTTTTTATAGCAATTACTCCAGTAAAACTCGCCGCAATTTTACTCCAATTTGTAAGCGCCCCAACTTGCGCGGGGTAATTAATTTGAGTGGTATTATTCCTTCCTAGTTGTCCGTTTAATCCTCGCCCCCACGTCCATAAAGTACCGTCGGTTTTAAGAGCAACCCCAAATGATTCCCCTACCGCAATTTCGGACCATGTAGTCAACGCGCCTATTTGAACGGGTGAACTTCGGTTAGTTGTGTCGTTATGCCCTAACTGGCCTTGATCGTTTAAACCCCAACTCCACATAGTTCCGTTAGTTTTAAGGGCCATCGTTTGATACTCACCATTACCCACCTTGTACCAATCGGTGCCTGCACCTACTTGAGTAAGACCTCGTGTCAGGTTTCTGTTGTTTAGCCCTAGCTCCCCGTTAAGGTTTCGGCCACAGCCCCACAGAGTCCCGTCGGTTTTAACAGCAAGTGTATCCCACTTCCCCGAACCTACTTTATCCCAAGTGGTTTCGACTCCTAGTTGAACAGGGGACGAATAGTCTACGTCGGTAGGCTGACCATTACCGGCATACTGACCATTTCCCGCAGCCCAGATAGACCCGTTGGACTTTATCGCAAAACTAAAATTATACGACGACGCCCCGCCAGTACTAGCCGTAACCCAAGAACTACCCGTATTTGTTGCGGTCCACGTACTACGGTTGGTTTTGTCGCCTAAAAAAAGTTGCCCCATGTTGTTATAGCCAACAGCATATAAAGGACCAAAGTCCTCCAAAGGACCTGCCGTCAACGGGTCAAAAAATAACTGGACAAAGCCGCCCTTCCAACGATTAGACATACCCTACTCCTTACGAGCTAGAGATTGCTTCGTAGCTAATAGTGTAGCTGATGCCGCTTGCCGTGCCGCTAGTGACTACTATGGACTGATTTTCCATTAGGTAGATCGCCGTGGTCTTGTCGGCAACAATTAACGACGCGTCCGCAGGGACAGACACCGTAGACGCGACAGGAAAGCTAGTACCCGCACCCGCCGCCGCGTTGTTTACCGCCACAGTGGTATCCACGGCGCTTGTGCCGTTGACGTTAGCCGCTACGATTTGGTTGATCTTAAGTACGTCACCAGAAGACGCCGCATTAGACAGAAGCACGTTCGCGCTAGTGTCAGAGGGGGTCAGGAACGTGGTGTTTCCTAAAATGCTTGTTACGCTTACTATATTGGGGTTAGCCATTTACCTTCTCCTAGAATCCCATGACCATCGCAAGAGCGATTGAAAGTCCTGCTGATACACCTGCACTGCCGTATTCAAGAGCACTGCCTCCACTGTTTACTACAAGAGCCTGACCGGCTGTGCCTAAAGAGGTAAGGTTTGTACCGCCGTTGGCGACAGGGAGGGTTCCTGTAACCTGTGAAGTCAGGTCTACGCCAGTAAGTGCGCCGCCAAGAGTCAGGTTGCCCGAAGTAGTAACCGTGCCTGACAGAGAGATACCGTTAACTGTGCCGGTACCGCCTACGCTAGTAACAGTTCCTGCACCCGCTTCAGTGGGGTTAGCATTAAGAACCGCAGCTCCTGCTCCCGCACCGTCGGTGACAACCATGACTTTAGAGCCGTTGGCCACGTCTACCGTAGCGCCTGAACCCTGCTTGATCGTAATGATCTGGCTACCTGTCGTAGCGTTCTCAATCAACCACACTTTAGAGACAGTGTTTGGACCAAGGGTTACTTCGCGAGTAGCCGTAAGGGCACCCGCTGAGGTGATCTTTAGATAAAACCCACGAGTCGCATCTGCTGTAGCGTCAGGCATCGTAAAGGTTTCATTAGCGTCAGCAGACATTTGCTTCGTGCCGTAGCTAAAACCGTCGGTAATCAGCTCAAGGTTAGTATTAGTACTGGTTCCCCACGTGCCGTCTTCGTCGCCGGTTGTGATTTCTTTAAGTCTTAAATTGTTAACATAGGTAGCCATCTAATTTCTCCAGTATCTACACTAACGTGCTGCCGCCAGCGGCGGGGATGCTTGTCGCGTAAATCTTTGTATTCTGACGTAAGTTTAGTGCTTCGCCACAGTCTGAGCAAGTATCGGCGGTTAATTCAGCCTCGTTCACATCATACCCGCAGTTGCCACATAACACTTCAATTTCATGCTTCGGGTCTATTGCACTGCCCAAGTTTTTTGCTTCGTTTACTGTCTTCATGCTGCTATTTCCGTCCAATTTGGTGTTTGACTATCGTCTACTTCTACCCAGTTTGCATTCTGATTCGGCACTATTTCGCCCCAAACCAGTACTGTTCCGACTTGACCTGTGGCTTGTACGCCAATGGCGTATACATTCGCCCCTGCGGTCTCGCTAGTCTCGCCTAGTGCAGTAGTGCCCTGAACGCCCGTTACATCGACGTTCTGTTGGAGCAGTACCGTGATGGTGCCTAGTGTAGCGGTGGCCTCTAGGCCCGTAGCATCGAGTGAGGAATCCCCGATTATCTCTACATTGCCCGCTGTAGCGGTTGCGGCTACACCTGTGACGTTTATGGCTACACTTGTTATCGGCCCTGCTGTACCTAGCGCACCGGTACCTTCGACGCCTGTAACTGCAACGATAGCGTCCGCTTCTACTAGCGGGGTGCCAATCTCACCTGTGGCTGCGTTACCAAGAGCCTCTATCGCTCCGTCGGCTTCAACTGCAATATTGCCAAGAGCGGTGGTAGCTTCGACCCCCGTAGGGAATACACCAACGCCTTCACCGACAGTAACCGAGCCGACTGCACCGGTAGCCTCAAGGCCAAGAGACCTATCCCAAGCGCCCTGACCCCAGACTCCGCGACCCCAGCCGCCTAAGTAGACAGTGGCGTTAAAGACCGCAACGCCCGTTTCGCCCGTAGCACTAAGCCCAGTAACCGAAACAATCGCATCTGCCTGAGCATCCGCCGTACCAAGACCCGTAGTGGCTTCAACGCCCGTAAGGGTAACAACCGCACTGGCTGCAACACCTACTGTCCCTACAGCACCGGTACCGACTGGCGTGGCATTACCCTCGCCCCACGAATCCGTACCCCAAGTGCTGAATCCCCAACCGGAGAGTGGGACCGTAACGTCAGTCATATCAGGACCTAAGCGATACGGAGTATAGCGTTGCTCGCGTCAGCCGCTGGGAAGACAATAGTAAAGTCGCCCGCAGTAGAGGTCTTGTCCGCACCGAAGTCCAGAACTGCAACAGCAGGGTCCGTGACGCCGTCCGCCAAGTAGATCAGAGCGCCACGAGCAGTAATAGTCGCTGTAGACCATGTAGTATCTGCAAAGTCTAGGAACGCTGTAGTGCCGCTAGAAGCTGGGTTAGCAGAGATAGTCAGGGTATTACCGCCTGCTGTATAACCTGTACCAGAAACCTCATTAGTCACAGAATACGCCGTAGTGGTCGCATCCAACGTAGCTGATGAAGTAAACAGAGCGATTTTAAATGTTTGTGCTGTGCCGCTGCTAAAGTCGAACGTGCCGTCTAGGACGCCAACTTTGAACGATGTAACCATAGCTTGTGTAATAGCCATTTGTGTTTCCTCTTAAATTAGGCTTTATCTCTAATGATAAGCCCTGTCCTATAGGCATCGGTGACTTCTTTTGCTTCGCCGAAGTTCTTCAAAGATGTAACGGCTTCCACAAAACGTTTCTCATACTCTTGCATGACATCGGCTTCACCTTTCATATAAGTGTAAGCTTCAATCAAACAGCCGTATAAAAGAGCTACTTCCGCATTTGTACTTAACCAAGTAGTGCTACTTCCCGACCCCGAAGTTAAACTAGCGGGCCTGTAAAAGTAATGAAGCTCCACCGCGTACGAAGAATCGGGCGTCGGGCCTATCAAAAAACTACTAACGTCAAAATATGCGTAGTAACGCGGCGCGCCCGTAGTGGTCGCATCCGGATTAAACTCTTGGACAAAGTTAACATCTTTGTACTCAAGAAAATCTTTATTGCCGTCACCGTCGGTGTATGACAAAGAAAACGGTGCTAAAAAATCACTGGGTGCCGCAAGATATTGATTACTTGCCGTCGTGTTACCCGTGGCGTTTTTTCGAAACAAAGTGAGCTGAACGTTCTTTAAGATACGCTCTTCGGCCACGCGTATAAAAACCGGCAAGTTATTTACAAAACTTGTTTCTTGATTTTGCGTGTAATCCTGTATTGCCGTTTTTAATTGATCGTAAGTAAAACTCATGTGGTTACCACCGTAACACTACCAACTTGCCCAAAGGCCGTAACCGGACCCAAACTCGGGGCCGTTACCAAAGGAAGGCCCGCATAAATAACCGTAGGTTCTACCCTATCCGGGCGAGCATCGCGTAAAGCTTGCGGGTCAATAACTTTGCGGCGAGGGTTAAGTTGAGGCTGTTTAACCTCAAACTCATCCCGTCCCACAAGCATCCCCGTCCACTCTTTCTGCATGTCGTTAAGTCTGTAACGAAAGCCTGAGCGGTCCGAAATGCCATAAGATTTTTTGCCGACAGCAAACTTACCCATTATCTACCTCTGGAATAAGCTAAACTAGGTACGACGTTGAAAGACGCTCTATCCCGGTCTTCATCCATTGCACGCTGCATTTCTTCTTCGTACAGAGCTTTAAGAATCTGTATTCGGTCCGGAGCTTTCTTAATGGCTATGTAGTATGCCAAACCCGCGGCAAGCGCGGGATAAAAGCGAAAAGGTATCTGCAACGTATTGGTTGCCGTATCTGCGTCGTCTAATCGAACTAAACGATTATATATAATTTGGTCAGTGCTATTGTCTGGAACAGGCCACAGCTTCAAAACGGGGCTAATTAAGCGGTCTAGAAACCATTGTGACGACCTAGACTGTTGCGTTTTATTCGGAATATTAATGTAATCATCCCTGCTTAAACGCTGTATTCCGTAATCGGTGTTGTCCCGGCGAACTACTATGGACAAAATATCAATGGTGTCAGCGCCTACCGTAATATCCGATACACCCTGCGTCAGCGTGGTGGTCACCTGCTGAATAGTCCACTGGTTCAGACCGCGATTAGCCCAATCTGCAAACAAAAGATTTAAAGAGCGTTTAGCGGTCTTAAGATCGTAACCTGTACGCATCTCTTTTCCGCATCGCTCAAACGCCTCTTCGATATAATCGGAGACGTCTAATTCAAAATCTTTTGATCCAGAAACAGCCATTATTTCTTCCTAGCAGTTTTCGCCGCTTTTTTAAACGCGGCGGCAGTTGGAGCACCTTTAGTTCCCGGAGAACGCATTGTCTCACCCGAACCCGCCGCTATACGTTTCTTTTTATCGTTTATGTTTGAATAAAGACCACGCCTAGCCATTACTTCATGCCTCGAACAGCACAACCGCCTTTGGCCATTTTTACAGGTCCGCCAACTTTCATGCCTTTAACGGCACAACCGCCTTTAGCCATTTTTTTAGCTTCTCCACCATACATCATACCCATGGCTTCTCTTTTACGGGGACTACAATTAGAACCTTGATCCATGATAATTCTCCTAAGCTAATCTAAAACCTCGTTACCTACCATTTCTTACAACTCCAGTAACGTGCCGAGAACTTGTCCTTTGCCGTATCGCATTTATGACGTGCTCTAAAGCTTGCTCGTCTAGCAGGGATGTCCTTTTTAATGGTCATATTAGGGTCCCCAAAACGAACAAGCTTTACGTCATCGCCTTTTTTGGCCAACACGGCAAACTTCTTGCTACCGCCAGACGTCCTTTTAGGCTTGTTATAGCCGGAAAACGTCTCTCCTCTATAAGAAACTTTACCAGAAGGTGTTCTTTTAACAGCCTTTGTAGTGGCCATAAAAACCCCAGTTAATTATAGAATATAGTTACCGCAGTTATATTTGTTAAAGCCGAGACATATATATCGGACACTCTTACGCCCTCATCCGGTATAAAAACCGAATCAGACGTGCTTGCTCCGAAATCTATGTCTATAGCCGTAGCGCCACCATTTCCTTGCGTTATGGTAAGCCTTCCCGCCCCGGCCCCCGTGGTTACTTGGAACCCACGAACACGAGCAGGACCAACACCGAGAGAGCCGGTGCCGGTTACTCTTTTTGCTAAAGTATCAGAACCCGACATATACGCTTCTCCTTAAAAGTAGCTTATGTAAGATTGTTATTCTGAAGATACACAACAGTAACCGTTCCAGCACCCGTGCCATCACCATTAGCCCCGGTGAAATCCGCAAGAACCTCTAGGTCAGTAGTGCCAACATTAGTGGCTTCTGTGTCCAATGTGCCGTGAGTTGTACCCAAAGCTTTGACATTTACCGCGTTCAGAAAAGCATCGGCATCTGCGGCGGTACCTACCGATACAGTAGCCGCACCCGTGTCAGTATTAGCAGTGGTGACGTTTAAGACAACGTCAATTATTTGAGAGTTTGCAGGGACTATGGCAACTCTTTGGTTTAAAGCACTGGCACCGGTAATATCTACGATAATAGACTGGGCCATTGTTACAAAACCAGTGTTAGCTACGTTTGTGCCAACCGTCGTACCAATAGTGTTGCGAATTGTACCGGCCTTAATAGGACCAGAAAAAGTAGTAGTCGCCATGAAGATCTCCTGTCGTGGCTAGTGTCAGCCGCGGGATGCGACTGTCAGGGACATATATAAGATACGATAAAAAAAGGGGCAGCACAAGCCACCCCTTTTCCTAAAAAGACCTAAGTCTTATGAGCCGCTACCGTACACAGCACGCCAATCTGAGACGCCGAAGCTGTAACGCTCACGGGCCTTGAATCGCATGTTGCCAGTATCGAAGTCGCCTTCCATCGCAGTCTTAAGAGGGGTTCTGTTGAACATCTTAAAACCGTTAGGAGCATCCGTCTTAATGAAGAAGTTGTCTGTATCGGTGAGGAAGTGGTTAACCACCGCACCGTCAGGAATCATCCCCATAGACTTAGTCGCATTAATGTCGTTATCGGCAGTGCCCGGACGCAGGTTAGAGTTGATTACCCGCTCTGCAATGAATTGCAGCTCTTTAGGGATAATCAGCTTCATACCACGTACTGCAATCTTAAGACCACGCTCATCCGTTAGACCCGCGATGTTAATGAGCATTTGCTCAAGAGACGTCTCGTTAAGGTCGGCTGGAGTAGCCAAAAGGTTAGATTGATTGCCAGACAATGAAGGGTGAGCTGCGGAACAAAGTGCCGCACCATCGCCTACAGGCACTGCTGTATTGAACGCATTGTTCAAGACTGAAGCAGCTTTAATCTGCTTAGTTTGAGACATTGAGCGTGCAAGAGCGCGTGTATAGCGGGCTGCAAGACGATCGTAAAGATTGTCCTCAACCGCTTCTTCAGTAATGCTGAATGCCAAAGCGATGGTCTCGTGAGTGTAACGTGCAGTAAATGTTTCCTGCGCGTCATCAAACGAAATGGCATTACCCTCATTTTTAACGGGGGCCGTGCCAAATCCTGACAGCATCACTTCTTCTTCAAATG